ATGCCCCTGCTGACCCTTGAGCAGTGCCGCGCGCACTGCCGTATCGACGGCGATTTTGACGACGCCATCCTGGGTGACCTGCTGGCCGCAGCCAGCGACGCAGCCGCGGCCTACCTGGGCCGCGAGCTGTACGCCGACCAGGCCGCGCTGGACCAGGCGCTGGACCAGCTGCCGCAGGACATGGCGGCGGCGGTGACCGGGCATGAAGCCGCGGTTGCCGCCGCCAATGCCGAGACCAACGCGGCCAAGGCCAAGGCCATGCGTGATGTGGCCGATCGCCGCTTGGCCGTGGCGACCGCGCGCAGTACGCGCCTGCTGCAGGGCATGCCGGTCAACGACAGCATCCGTGCAGCGGTGCGCCTGTTGCTGGGCCACCTGTACGCCCATCGCGAAGCCGTGGTCGTCTCTGCGCAGACGTTCGATGCACCGGCAGGCGCCACGGCCATCGCACTGGAGCTGCCGTTCGGCGTGGCCGCGCTGCTTGATCCGTACCGATCGGCAGCAACGCCATGAACGCCGGCCACTTCAATCGCCGCATCCGCATCGAGCGCCAGGACGGCCAGCTCGATGCGTGGGGGCAGCCGCTGGACGCCTGGCAGCCGGCGGCAGAACTGTGGGCCGCCATCATCGCCGACCGCGCAGACAGCGTGCAGCGGCTGACGCTGGCAAGCCGCCTGCCGGCAACGATCCGGCGCCAGCGCTTCCATGTCCGATTGGCAGCCGCACGACAGGCAGGCATCCAGGCCGGCATGCGCATCGTGCATGACGGTCGTGTTTTCAACATCACCGGCGTTGCGCCCGACTTCAGCCGGCGCCAGACCACGGTGCTGTTCACCGAACAGTCTTCAGGCATCGCCTGAGCGACGCCAACCAGGACACCGCGATGAGTTACGAAGCACAGCTGCACGCGCTGCTGGCCCCGCTGCTACAGGGCCGGCTGTATCCCGACCTTCCGCCGGAACCGGTCATCTATCCGTGTGCCGTCTACCAGCAGATGGGTGGACAGTCCGTGTGGTTCAACGAAGGTTCCATTCCCGAACAGAAGCACGCTCGCGTGCAGCTGACCGTCTGGGCAGACAGCCGCGCCCAGGCCAACGCCCTGATCCGCAACATCGAGGATCAGGTATGCGCAGGATTGCCGACCGCCGAATCGTTCGGCGCTGCAATCGCCGTGCATGAGCCGATGCTGCACAAGTACGGCGCGCGGCTCGATTTCGGCCTGTGGTACGTCGACCCGTAAACCGCATCACCCGTGCAACACCCCAGCCCGGCATTCGCCGGGCATTTTTTTATCCAACGAGGAAATACACCATGGCACTCAAGCTTCCCAAGGGCACCCAGTTCGGCTTCGCACCGGTCGTCTCCACCGCGATCGCCACCAGCGCGATCTCCAAGGCTGCGCCGGCGCTGGCCAGCGTTGCCGCCAACAGCGTCGACACCGGCGATGTGGTGGTCATTGAACTGCCGGGCTGGCCGGCCCTGAACAACCGCGCCACCCGCGCCGGTGCTGAAGCCACCGGCAGCGTTGAACTACTGGGCATCGACACCACCGATACCGTGCTGTTCCCCGGTACCAGCGGTGCCGGTGTACTGCGCAAGGCGGGCGCCTTCGTCGACCTGGACCAGCAGGGTGACCCGACCACCGCCGGTGGCGAGCAGCAGTACTGGAGCGGCACGCTGCTCGAAGACCCGACCGGTCGCCAGGTTCAGATGCCGACCTTCAAGAACGCCAAGACCATCACCCTGCCGCTGTTCTACGATCCGAAGAAGCCGTGGTATTCGGCACTGAAGAACGCTGACGCCAAGGGCGAGCCGGTGATCCTGCGGGCCAAGCTGGTCGGCGGCGACGTGCTGTACTGGTACGGCTACCTGAGCTACAACGGCGACCCGACCATGGCCGCCAACACCCCGATGGGCACCACCGCGACCTTCACCGCGCTGGCAGACTCCATCCTGGTCGAGGGCGCCTGATGTTCCAGGTCAAGGCGCCGGAGAGCTTCAAGAGCACCCTGACCATCGTCGGTCACGGCCGCGAGCAGAAGCTCAACCTGACCTACCGGCACCTGTCGGTAGCCGACTACGCCAGCCTGCTGGAGCGTCTGGGCGATGACACGTTGAGCGTGGCCCAGGCCATCCTGGACATCGTGGTGGACTGGGATGCCGATGTGGCGCTGGACACCGCCGGCGTCGAGCTGGCGCTGCAGCAGCAGGCCGGCCTGGATGGCGCCATCATCGGTGGCTACACCCAGGCCCTGCAGGTCGCACGCAAGGGAAACTGATCGAGGCGGTGGGGGCCCTGTACTGGCGGGCCCCCACCGAGTCCGAGCTGATGAAGCTTGGATTGAAGGCAAAGCACTTTCCACCACCGCAGGTCGAGCTGTGGCCGGAGTGCGTGCTTCCCATCGAACTTTTTTCGCGGGTTGCCACCCAGTGGCGCGTCGGCGCAGGTGGCCCGATCGGGCTGGATTACAACGTGGTCTACCGGGAGCTGGAGCGCGAAGCGCTCGACGGCGACCAGCATGACGAGGTGATGGCGGCCATCCGCATCATCGAACGCGCTGCCTTGGAGCAGATGCAACAGGAATGAGCCGGCCATCGCGGCAATGCCGATGGCCGATCCCGGCTCCGCCGAAGCGGAGCCGACTCTCCCGAGGAACACTCAATGAGCACTACATCGCCTGGCAGCACACGGACCACCGTGGAGGCCAGCAACGCATTGGAAACGGCCATGCAGGCAGCAAGGCGCGGCATGACCGAGATGACCGGCACCACACAGGAGTTCCAGCGGCAGCTGGAGAAGATCAACACGGTGCAGCAGGCCTTCAATGCCGTGCTGACCACCAGCGCATCATTGGTCACCGCACTGTCCACGCAACTGACCGCCCTGAACACGCAGCTGCAGGCGGCGGCGAAGGCAGGAACAACCGCAGCGGGCGCGGACGCCGGCAAGGCTGCAAAGAAGGAAGAGAAGGCCCAACAGGACGACAAGGGCCTGGCAGGCATCCGCAAGGGCCTGGGCGGCGCGCTCGGCGACTATATCGGCAAGACCGAAAACACCGCCACGGCTGCCAAGAAAGCCTTCGAAAAAGCATTCACTGGCGCCGACGAAGCGTTGAGGAGCTTCGTGACCACCGGCAAGTCCAAGTACAAGGAACTGGCCCAGTCCATCCTGTCCGACCTCAAGATGATCGCCGCACAGCAGGCACTGGTCTGGGGGGCGAGGAAGATCGCCGGCTTGATGGGGGTCGACCTGACGCCCAAGGATGCAGCGACGGACGCGGCGGCGGTGGCTGCAGGCGTGGCGACTGCCAAGGACGCCAAGGCCGGTGATGCCAAGGCGGGCGAAACCAAGGACGCCAAGGACACCAAGGGCACCACAGGACTTTCGGGGTTCCGCAAGGGCTTCGGCAGCGCGCTCGGCGAGTACATGGAAAAGACCGAGAACTCCGCCAAGTCCACCCAGGATGCCTTTTCCAAGGCGTTCACCGGCGCAGAGGCGGCACTGCAGAGCTTCGTGAAGACGGGCAAGTCCAACTACAAGGATCTGGCCAAGTCGATCATCGCCGATCTAAAGATGATCGCCATCCAACAGGCAATCGTCTGGGGCGTCAAAAAGATCGCGGGCCTGTTCGGATATGGCACGGGGGTGGAGGCCAACGCCAACGGTGGCGTCTACCAGTCGCCGAGCCTGTCGGCCTATTCCGGCGGTGTCTACAACACTCCGCAGCTGTTCGCCTTCGCCAAGGGCGCCGGCGTGTTCGGCGAAGCGGGACCGGAAGCGATCATGCCGCTGCGGCGCGGGCCGGACGGCCGCCTGGGTGTGGCCGCGTACGGTGGCGGCGGTGGCGGCGGAGTGGGAGTCAGCATCCGCATCGACAACAACGGTGGCAAGGAAGTCACCACCAACGAAAGCATGCTGCAGCAGTTCGGCAACGAGATCGGCCAGTTCGTGGAACGCAAGTACCGCGAGCTGCAGAGTCGTGACCTGAAGGCAGGTGGTGTGCTCAGCAGGAGTGCCATGCAATGACCGACACCTTCACCTGGCCGGCAACCAGCCAGAGTACTGGAACCACCACCGCCGCAGTGAAGCGCGCGAAGTTCGGAGATGGCTATGCGCAGGCCGCTGCCGATGGCCTGAACGCCACTTCACGCAGTTACCAGCTGCAGTTCGTCGGCAACCGCAAAACGATCAACGAGATCGTGACCTTCCTGGATGGTCATGCCGGCCGCAGCTTCCTGTGGAAAGGGCCACTGGGGCAGGGGCTGTACATGTGTGATTCCTACACCGACAGCCATCTCGGCGGCCAGGTATCGACCATCACCGCCACCTTCGAGCAGACCTTCCACGCGTAGGCATGAGCATGGATCTTCAACGGATCGACCTGGATACCATCCAGCCCAACGGAAAGCGTGGGGAGACCCAGCGGCCGGCCTTCACCAAGATCAACCAGAACTTCCAGCAGGTTGGTCAGGCAGTCGACGGCCTGCCCGGGCAGCTCGCCGATACCATGATGCGCGCGCCGGCACGGCGCAATCGCCTGATCAATGGCAATTTCGACATCTGGCAGCGCGGCAGCAGCTTCGGCATCTCCGGGAACTACACAGCCGACCGATGGTTCCTGCAGATGGGCAACGTCGAAGACGCCGTGTTCAAGCGCAATCCCGCAGCGGCAGGCGACAACAACTTCCCGTTCAGCACCTTCACGTTGTCGGTCAGTTCGAGTGGCAATACGGATGGCACAAACCACTTCTTTGTCTTCGAGCAGCGCGTGGAAGACGTCCGCAACTTCGCGGGCGTGGAGAGCACCGTTTCGTTCCTGGTGTTCAACGCCGGCGCCGCCGGGCGGAAGATCGCCCTTGAATTCGCCCAGACCTTTGGCGCGGGGGGAAGCACGCCTGTGCTGGGAATCGCGCCGGAGGTGGTCGAGCTGGCCTCCGGCCTGAACCGGATCCGCAGGACGGTGACCCTGCCTTCCATCTCAGGGAAGGCACTGTCCGGTGACGGTGCGGCCGTGGTCTGCATATGGGTAACGGCGGGCACGCAGTTCGCCAGCCGCACCGCAGGACTGGGCGCGCAACAGGGCCAGCTGTACTTCGGAGAGTTCCAGTGGGAGGCGGGCCCGCTCGCGACGCCGTTCGAGTGGAGGCCGAAGGGGGAAGAGCTGCGGCTGTGCCAACGCTACTACCAGGTGGATGCCACTGGCGTGCCGTTCGACGGTGGATCGCGCTTCAACGCTGGCGTGGGCCTGATTCGGGGCGACAACGCGGTGTACCTCACCTACCGATTCAATCAGCGAATGCGGTCGGTACCCGCGGTCGCCTTCTCGAACCCATCGCAATGGCGGCTGCTCACGGGAGACGGTGCAACCAGCCTGACAGCGCTCAGTGCGGCGGAAGTTACGTCGACCCGCATGACCATCATCGGTGCGCTGAACACTGCCGCAGCGGGTCAGGCCGGCATCCTGCAGAGCGGAGATTCGGCAGCGGAGGGCACTGGATTGACCATGGATGCCGAAATCTGAGGTCCGCGGGAGGGCTGGAGAGCGTTCCTTCGCAACCGAAACCATCAAGGAAACAGCACAAATGCCACGAAAGATCATCGACCTCGATTCCGTTCAACCGAACGGAAAGCGGGGTGAAACACAGCGCCCGGCGTTTACCAAGATCAACGAGAATTTCGCCGAGGTCTACGACGCGTTGACCGAGGTCGCGAAGATCCCGGAAACCGTGGCGAATGCCATCACCGACCGCGTTCCAGGCAGGAATCTGCTCATCAATGGTGCCCTGCAGTTCTGGCAGCGCCGTACATCTGGTCGTGTTGGCAGTGGGTCGGGGACGCTGGGCGCGGAAGTGTTCTTCGCCGACCGTTTCACGAACTCGGCGCTGGTCTGCAACCACGACGTGCAGCGCGTGGCGTACGACGGGCAGGCCGGATTTCCGGAAGATACACGGTCGATTCTGGTCTGCACCGTATCCGAGGCCATCGCCAGAAGTGGCGCCTGGATGGGGCAGAAGATCGAGGGTGTCGGCAGTGCAAGTGGAGACATCACGATCTCGGTATGGGCGAACTCTGATGCGCCCGGTCGCAGTGTGGGCGTGCGTGTCATCCAGGATTTCGGAACCGGCGGCTCACCCTCGCCGCAGGTGGTGCTGGAAGCCGGTGTACTCACACTGGGCACCACCGCCAAACGTCACAGCGTCACGGTGACGTTGCCAAGTACGCGGGGAAAGGTGCTCGGCAGCAACGGCAACGACCATCTCTACGTAGTGTTCGACCTGTGCGGTGCTGGTCAGAAGGGCGAGCTGGTGGCACAGAACGGCTCGTTCGGCTTCACCCAGTTCCAGGTCGAATCGGGCCGCGCAGCGACACGATTCGACTGGCGGCCGCCAGGTGTGGAACTGGCGTTGTGCCAGCGCTACTACGAGAAGAGCTACAACCTCGACATCGTACCCAACACGGCGCACAACGAAGGGCGCGAGGCATTCTCGATCAACTCACCGGGAATGGCGCATTACCAGAGCGTGCGATTCCAGACGGCAAAGCGCGCTCATCCCTACGTGATGATCATCTCGGCCGACAACATCCAGCAGGATGGACACATCGCGGAAGACAACATCTCCCGCGTGCCCTGCCTGGTCAACTACGCCTCGCCTTCCGGGTACGAAGTCAGCTGGACCAACAATCCAGGCCGCTGGGGCGGCTGGTGGCATTGGTGGGCCGACGCCGAGCTTTGATGGGGCGCCCGCAGGGAACAGGAAGACAGCAATGACGAGAAAAATCATCGACCTCGATACCGTTCAGGCGAACGGTAAGCGGGGTGAAACACAGCGCCCGGCGTTTACCAAGATCAACGACAACTTCGCCGAAGTGTATGGCGCGCTGGATTCGCTGGAAAGCGCTTTGCATAGCGCGGCTCCAGGCAGGAACCGCCTGATCAACGGCAACTTCGATTTCTGGCAGCGGGCCAGCACTGGCACCACCCAAGGCGGCGAGATCTATGTGGCCGATCGTTGGACCGTGGCAGCGCTGAGCTGCACGCATACCGCAAATCGCGGGGCCAATCTTCCTGCCGGCGGAGCCGCGCCGGAATCGCGCCGTTTCCTCAACAGCGTTGTCTCCAAGGTCAGTGCAGGCAGCAGCGCCTATGTCGCACAGAAGGTCGAAGGGGTCGCCACGCTGTCCGACGGCGAAGTGGTGGTTTCCGGCTTCGCCTATGGCCCGCCAGGAAAACGCATCGGTGTTCGTCTCATCCAGCACTTTGGCACCGGTGGTTCGCCGTCCGCCGCGGTCAGCGTAGAGCTGGGAACCGTAGCGGTCACCGCCGCGTCCTGGACCTATTTCCAGCTCAGTGCGCGATTGCCATCGGTGAAGGGGAAGACGCTGGGCAGCAATGCCGACAGCGATTTCCTGTGGCTGGTGGTGGATCTGTGCGCCGATGCCTATGGCGGTGTCATCTCCGGTCAGAGCGGAGAGTTCGGCCTTGCGATGATGCAGCTGGAGCGCGGCGACAGGGCAACGGCATTCGACCTGCGCCCGCTGGCCCACGAGCTGCAGCTGTGCCAGCGCTACTACGAGAAGAGCTACAACCTGGATGTGCCGCCTGGCACGGCCGATGGCATCGGACGCGACAACCAGTTCTACGACCGCAGCGTCGGCGTCGGCAGCACCTCGCATATCCGGTGTCGCGTCCCCAAGCGGGCCATCCCAGCCTACACGGTCTACAGCGATGTGAACGGGCAGGCAGGGCGCATATCCGGCGCAAGCGGCGGCATCGGCACGGTGACGTCCATCGTATATGCCGGCCAGTCCGGCGCACAGGTCAATTACCAATCCGCCGCAGGCAACTGGGGCTCCTCCTTCCATTGGACCGCCGACGCGGAGCTATGACATGTATCAACTGACCGAAGAGATCGACACCATCAAGTGCCTGCAGACCGGCGCGTTCATTCCACGTGGCCACCGTCTGTGGAATGACTATGAAGCCTGGTGTACGGCAGGCAATGAGCCGGAGCCGGTACCGCCGCTGTTCGTACCCGGCTCGGCGCAGTTCCATCGCTTCATCCGCGGAAAGGCGTGGGAGTGGATGGCCCAGTGCGCCCGCGATCGCGGCTATGACAGCATCGAGAGTTGCTGCAGCTACGCGGGCAGTGCGGTGCCGCGCTATGCGCAGGACGCCATCGCCATGATTGCCTGGCGCGACGGGGTCAACCTCGCACTGGAGACTATCGAGTCCACCGCCGAGGAGACCGCGCCGGACTGGCGGCAGGTCCAGGCGCAACTGCCGCAGCCGGATGCATTCGGCTGGCCTGCCGAGCAGGCGCCGGAAATCATCGGCGGCTGAGGAGGACGACGCATGGCACGACGCACAATCGACCTTGATACCGTGCAGCCGAACGGAAAGCGGGGTGAGACGCAACGGCCGGCCTTCACCAAGGTCAATGAGAACTTCGCCGATCTCTACACGGATCTGGATGAACTCGAAACCACGGTGCAGGATCTCCGGCGCAGGCAGAACGGCCGGAACCGGCTGATCAACGGTGACTTCAGGTTCTGGCAACGGGGCAGCAGCCGCACTGTGGTGTCGCCTCTGGCGGTGTATGTTCCCGATCGCTTCCAGGTGGTATGCACTGGGGCGGGGCAGGTCGCGGTGTCACGCCGCAGCTTCGATGCCCCGGCATTCGGGGTCACGGGATTCATGAACTGCGATCTCACCGGATCGACGGCCGCGACCGAGGCGTTCGTCACCCAGCCGGTGGAAGGCGTGCAGACGCTCGCGGGAAGTACCGTGACGCTGAGCATGCAGGCATGGGCCGCGACGCCGGGCTGCCGCATCGGCGTTCGCTTCATCCAGACGTTTGGTACCAATGGGTCTCCGGATGTGACGGTCCGGGCAGGCGTCCAGGAGATCGGCACCGCGGCCGCGCTCAGGTACTTCACCGTCGAGTTGCCATCCATTGCTGGCAAGACCGTGGGAGCCAACAGCAAGCTGCACGTCATCGTCGACTTTGCGACGCCCGGTGGTTATGGCGGACAGCTTGTCGGCCAGTCTGGGTCCTTCTCGCTGACCTGCATGCAGTTGGAGAAGGGGGCGACACCTACCGACTACGACATGCGTGATGACGCAACCGAGTTGATGCTGTGCCAGCGGTACTACGAGAAGAGCTTCCCGCTGGAACAGGCACCGCAGCTTGGCATGCCGTCACCGCAGGGCGTCGCCGCCGCGTTCCAGGCAGGCCTGGCGCGCAGTGAGCAGATCTCCTTCAAGGTCGCCAAACGCACTGTGCCTGCGCTCACGCTCTACTCCAACAGTGAAGTGGCGCCGGCCCTCGGCTACTGGTCGTTGTTCAACGGCAACGGGTGGTCACGCGGAATGGCTGTCCCGCTGTTCCTTCGTCCCGATGGATTCACGCTTCAGCTTGATTTCGGTTCTGGCCTGACGCCGTTCTATGCCTATCTGGTGGGCGGCAACTGGGCGGCTGACGCCGAGATCTGACCCCCTGGCCGTCAACACCGGCGCACGCAGCGAGGACTGCACATGACACGAAGAATCATCGACCTGGACACCGTCCAGCCCAACGGCAAGCGGGGTGAGACCCAGCGGCCGGCATTCACCAAGATCAACGACAACTTCGCCGAGATCTACGCTGGTCTGGACGACGCGCAATCGGCGCTCATGCATCTGGAAGGCCGCATGGCCGGAAGGAACCCGCTCATCAACGGCGACTTCCGGTTCTGGCAGCGCGGTGCAGCGTTCCCTGCATCCACGGGCTCTCGCCACATCGCTGACCGCTGGGCGGTCAATGCCATCGGCACCAGGGTGGCTGCCTCACGCGAGGATGTGCCTCCAGGCGGCGGCCAGGGAGGGCGCCTGCTGGCTGGGTCGCGCCACCTGCTTCGGCTGGAGGTGCAGAGCGTTGCCGGTGCCGGCAACATGGCGCTGGTCCAACAGCGCATCGAGGATGTCCGGACACTGGCCGGGCGCACCGTCACGATCAGTTTCAAGGCGCGCGCCTCGGTGGACGACTTCCGCATCGGCGTGGAGTTGCAGCAGTCCTACGGAACGGGTGGGTCTACCGCGCGCGACAGCATCGGCGCCTCGGTCGTGCTCGATACGCTGTGGCGATGGCACCAGGTCACCGTGGAAGTTCCCGGTCTTGCCGGCAAGACGCTGGGCCCGGACAGCTACCTGCAACTGAGCTTCTGGCTGGACGCAGGTGCCGATTTCGGCGGCCGCGCGTTCGCCGCCGGGCAGAAGAGCGGCAGCGTGCAAGTGGCCGAAGTGCAGATCGAAGAAGGCGATACCGCCACCGACTTCGACCGCCGGTCCGAAGCACTGGAGCTGCTGTTGTGCCAGCGCTACTACGAGACGGTGGATGTAAACCGGATCATCGGCATCACCTACACCGCCAACGGCGACACGCGAGCGTGCATCCCGTTCAAGGTGCGCAAACGCTCAGCACCCAGAATCTCCTCGCCGTCCACCGCGCTGAACCTGGTGGGCTTCGGCAATGCCGGCAACCTGGTCAACTTCGACGGCGGAGCGCCCAGCTGGCAGTCCACGGTTGACGCGGCAGTCATCGCCTCGATGCCGAACAACATGCAGCTCTGGGGCGCGGTGGTGGTGTGGTCGACCACCTCGCAGGTGCTGGTCCAGGCCGATGCGGAGCTCTGAGCCATGACAACCCCCGCTCCGCAGGCGCCAAAGCACGCCTGCTTCACCACCACTGCTTCGCTGCGCCCAGGCCACCACGTCATCGTACCGTGCGGCCAGGAACGGTACCCCGTGCCACCCCCTCTTCCCAATGCCGCACAGGAGAACACCCCATGATCACCGCCGATGCCCAGCAGCTTGAGCCGGGTGGCCGCATCACCGTCTATGAACTTGACGCCAGCAGTTTCGGCGCCGACAAGCTCTTCTTCCACGCGCACCTGCAGAGTGGCCTCATCTGGTGGCAGGGCCAGGAATATGGCCCCTGGCCGATCGAGGCCAGCGGCTTCGAGCGCACCAGCGACCAGCCGCCGAACCCGCGCCTGCGCGTGAGCAACATCGATGGCCGCATCACCGCCATGTGCCTGTTGTTCGATGACCTGGTCGGTGCACGCATCATCCGCCGGCAGACGCTGGCCAAGTACCTGGATGCCGCCAACTTCGAGGAAGGCAATCCCAGCGCGGATCCTGGCGAGCACTTCCCTGATGAAGTCTGGTTCATCGAGCGCAAGATAGGTGAGGACAAGCAGATGGTCGAATTCGAGTTGACCACCGCGATCGATCTCAATGGGCAGCAGCTGCCGGGCAGGCAGATCATCGCCGGCATGTGTGGCTGGCTGGTGCGTGGCGGCTATCGCGGCGCGTACTGCGGCTACAACGGTCCAGCGGTGGCCGACAGCGACGACGTCGCCACCGATGATCCGGCGCGTGACCAGTGCGGCGGTCGGGTACGCAGCTGCAAGCTGCGCTTCGGCCAGGACAAGCCGCTGCCCTATGGCGGCTTCCCCGCCGCGGGCCTGTTGCGCTCCTGATCGATCCCCTCCCGATTCCACTTTCCAGGCCCGCCCGCGCGGGCCTTTTTCATGGGTGAAACATGCAACCGACAACCCTGCAGGCCATCCAGGCGCACGCCGTGGCCGAGTACCCGCGCGAATGCTGCGGGCTGATCGTGGCCATTGAAGGCCACGAACGCTATCTTCCCTGCCGCAACGTGGCCGCCACGCCCAGCGAGCATTTCCGCCTGCCCGCTGAGGACTATGCCGTGGCCGAGGACAAGGGCGAGGTGCTGGCCCTTGTGCACAGCCATCCCGATGCCGCCGCAACGCCGTCCGACGCCGATCGGGTCATGTGCGAGCGCAGCGGGCTGACCTGGCACATCGTCAGCGTCGGCCAGGTAACAGGCGAGGCACCGCTGTGCGGTGATCTGCAGACCCTGCATCCCATGGGCTACATGGCACCGTTGGTCGGTCGCCAGTTCGCCCACGGTGTGCTGGACTGCTACAGCCTGGTCCGCGATTTCCACGCACGCGAACTGGGCATCCCGCTGTCCGAGTACGAACGCCAGGACGACTGGTGGAGCCACGGCCAGGACCTGTACAGCCTTGAACGGCTGCACGCCGAGGGCTTCGACCTGATCGAGGGCGAGCCGCAGCGGGGCGACATGATCCTGATGCAGATCCGTTCGCCGGTCACCAACCACGCGGGCATCTACCTCGGCGACGGGCAGATGCTGCATCACCTGCATGGCCGCCTGTCCGAGACCGTACCGTACGGCGGCATGTGGGCCGAGCGCACCCGTTGCATCGTCCGCCATCGCGAGGTGCGCCATGACTGACCGTCTTCGTACGATCCGCCTGTACGGCAAGCTGGGTGCGCGCTTTGGGCGCAGGTTCCGGCTGGCGGTGAACAGCCCGGCCGAGGCGGTGCATGCGCTGTGCACGATGTTGCCGGGATTCCAGCAGTACCTGATGGGCGCAAAGGCCAAGGGCATGGAGTTTGCCGTGTTCAACGGGCGGCAGAACCTGTCGCGGGATCAGCTGCACGACCCGCCGGGACAGGATGACATCCGTATTGCGCCGGTGATGGTGGGTAGCAAGCGTGGGGGCGTGTTGCAGACGATTGCGGGCGTTGTCATGGTTGTCGTGGGCATCATCATGCTTTACACGCCGGCTGCGGCTTATGGCCCCAACGTCATCGTTGCCGGTGCCAGCATGATTGCCGGTGGCGTTGTGCAGATGCTCTCCCCCCAGCCAAAAGGCCTGGGTGCCAAAGACACACCCGAAAACGCGCCCAGCTACAGCATGAACGGCACCGTCAACACGCAGGCGCAAGGCAACCCCGTGCCGGTCGCCTATGGCGGCCATGACACCAAGGGCATGTTCATCGGCTCGGCCGTGATCAGCGGCGGCATCCTGGCGGAGGACCAGTTTTGAATCAGACCACTCATCCCACGCCGCGCACGCGCGGCGCAGCCACGCCAGTGCTGGCGGGTGCCAAGAAGGGCGCGAGTAACGCCCGAACCCCGGTCGAAACCGCCGACAGCCTGCACTCGATGGCGGTGGCCCGCATCATCGACCTCGCCAGCGAGGGCGAGATCCGTGGCCTGGTTGCCGGCAAGCAGTCGATCTACCTGGACCAGGTGCCGATCGAGAATCCGGACGGCACGCTGAACTTCTCCGGCGTGGACGTGCAGACGCGCTCCGGCACCCAGGACCAGGAGCACATCAGCGGCTTCCCCTCCATCGAGAACGAAGTCGGGGTCAACGTCGAGCTGCGCAGCGATGCGCCGGTGGTGCGCACCGTATCGGGTGCCGATCTGTCAGCCGTCCGTATCCGCTTTGCGGTGCCGGCGTTGCAGAAGACCAACACCGAGAACGGCGACACTGAAGGCTACCGGATCATGTACGCGGTGGATCTGTCCACCGACGGCGGCCCGTTCAGCACGGTGCTGACCGATGCCTTCAGCGGCAAGACCACCAGCCAGTACGAGCGCAGCCGCCGCATCGATCTGCCTGCCGGCAGCCAGTGGCAGGTGCGCATCCGCCGGCTGACCGCCAACGCCAACAGCAGCACCATCGCCGATACCATCAACGTGCTGTCGATGACCGAGATCATCGATGCCAAGCTGCGCTATCCGAACTGTGCGCTGGCGGCGGTGCAGGTTGATGCCAGCCAGTTCCAGAACATTCCCACCCGGTCCTACCAGCTGTGGGGCCGCATCGTACGCATCCCCTCCAACTACGATCCGCTCAGCCGTCTCTACAGCGGTGTGTGGGACGGTACCTTCAAGAGTGGCTGGACCAACAATCCGGCCTGGGTGTTCTTCGACATCGTCACCAACGATCGCTTCGGCCTGGGCCATCGTGTTCCGCTGGACTGGGTGGACAAGTGGCGGCTGTACCAGATCGCGCGCTACTGCGATGAACTGGTCAGCGATGGCCAGGGCGGCAAGGAGCCGCGCTTCACCTGCAGCCTGTATCTGCAGACCCGCGCCGAGGCCTACCGCGTGCTGCAGGACATCGCCACCATGTTCCGCGGCATCAGCTTCTATGCGGCGGGGCAGGTGATGGCCTCGGCCGACATGCCCAAGGACCCGGTGCTGACCTACAGCCAGGCCAACGTCATCGAAGGGCGCTTCCACTATGCCGGCAGCAGCCGAACGGCGCGGCACACGGTGGCCCTGGTGTCGTGGATCGATCCGGACGACTTCGGCCGGCAGAAGGTCGAAGTGGTGCAGCACCTGCCTGGCGTGGCCCGCTACGGCATCAACCAGACCGAAGTGACGGCGGTGGGCTGCCACTCGCGTTCGCAGGCGCAGCGCGTGGGCAACCACATCCTGCATACCGAGATGCTGGAAACCGAGACGATCAGCTTCTCGGTGGGCCTGGATGCGCTGGGCTGCATGCCCGGTGATGTGATCCAGGTGGCCGACCCGAACCGCGCCGGCCGCCGCAATGCGGGCCGCATCCGTAGTGCGGGCACGCGCAGCCTGGTGCTGGACCGGATGCCGGAACAGATCGCGGCCGGTGACACCCTGCGTGCCACCCTGCCCAGCGGGCAGACCGAAGCACGCACGGTGCAGTCGGTGGACGGCGAGACGGTGACCGTCAGCGCGCCGTGGTCGGCGGTGCCGGTGGCGCAGTCGGTCTGGGCATTGGAATCGCCGGAGCTGGCCCTGCAGCACTATCGCGTGCTGTCGATCAGCGAAGGCGAGGACCTGACCTATCAGATCACCGCGCTCAAGCACGTGCCGGGCAAGTACGCCGCCATCGACGACGGCACGCGCCTGGATCAGCCGCCGATCAGCATCATCCCGCCCAGCGTGCAGCCGGCACCGGCCAACGTGCGGATGGCCTCGCATGTGGTGGTCGACCAGGGCATCGCTACCTCCGTGCTCACGATCGAGTGGGATGCTGCGGACAAGGCGATCGGTTATGACGTGGAATGGCGCCGTGGCGATCTCAACTGGGTCCGCGCTGGTCGCGTCGGGACGCAAAGCCTGGAAGTGCGGGGCGTCTACGCAGGCGAGTATCTGGCCCGCGTACGCGCGGTCAATGCGCTGGGCGCGGTGTCGCAGCCGACGCTCAGCGCGCTCACCACCATTGAAGGCAAGACGACGCCGCCCCCCTCGCTGGCATCGTTGACCAGCACTGCCCGCCCCTTCGGCATCGCACTGTCCTGGGGCTTCCCCGCAGGTGCAACCGATACCGAACGGACCGAACTCTGGTACAGCACTGGCCCCAATCGCGAGAGCGCGATCAAGCTGGGCGACTTCGCCTACCCGCAGGCCCAGCACCAGATGAACGGCCTGGCCGCTGGCGCGCGCTTCTGGTTCTGGGGACGGCTGGTGGATCGAAGTGGCAACATCGGCCCGTGGTATCCGGCGCAAGCCGGGGTGATGGGTGAGTCCAGCAGCAACCCGGATGACTACGACGCCTACTTCGCCGGCCGCATCAACGAAAGCGCGCTGGGTCAACAGCTGAAGGGCAAGATCGAGCGCGTCACCGAAGTGCTGCCGCTGGTCTGGGATGCCTCGGCAATCTACACCCCGGGCCAGACCGTCATCCACGACGGCCGGATCTGGAGCTGGCAGGGCGCCGCTGCAGGCAACGAGACGCCGCCGGGCAGCCACTGGAAGAGCATCGGCGACGCGATCGCCGAGGCGGGCGCCATCGTCGGCCGTGTCGACCAGCTGGAAATGGACGTGACCGACGTCGATGGCAAGGTGGCTGCGCAGGGGCAGAAGGTCGATGGCCTGTTCGCCCAGGTCAGCGACCACAGTGCCGGCGAGGAGGACTACAACGTCGGCGAGAACGATGTCAGCGCCGGCGCCATCACCGTCTACAGCGTGATGGCCGAGAAGGACGCGGCACTGGCCAAGCGCGTGGACACGGTCGAAGCGTCCATCGAAGGTGTTCCAGGCAAAATCGAGGGCGTCAGCGCCGCGGTCCAGCAGGTCTCGCAGGCCGTGGTCAACCTGGATGGCAAGGTCAGCGCGACCTATACGGTCAAGGCGCAGATCACCAGCGCCGGGCAGATCTACATGGCCGGCATGGGTCTGGGCGTGGAGCAGCAGCCAGATGGCAGCTACCAGAGCCAGATCCTGATGCAGGCCGATCGCTTCGCGCTGATCAACGAGAGAAATGGACAGATCACCACGCCCTTCGTGGTCGAGAACGGCCAGACCTTCATCAGTCAGGCATTGATCGGGAACGGCAGGATCCAGAACGCGATGATCGGTGATTTCATCCAGTCCAACGCGGTGGGTGCGAGAGGGCAGCCACGCTGGCGGTTGGACAAGAGCGGCGCGATGACGATGACCGGCCCCGACAATGGTGGCTATCTGACCATCGTCAACAACGTGATCCAGGTATTTGATGCAGCAGGAACGCTGCGCGTGCAGATGGGGGTGTGGTAATGCCAGTCGGAATCCAGGTTTTCAATGCGGATGGCAGTCTGGGCTATGACCCGCAAGGCAGGTTGTTCCGCGTGCTTGCAAGCATCCAGTACAGCACGGTCGACGGCAGCGCAGCCTTCTCCCGGCAACCGGAAGATACCGATCTGACGGCGGTTGCTCGCGGCAGGTATGCCCCGGACTTCTCCATCGACGTGGCCTCCGGCATCGTCAGCTGGCGTCACGTCAATGTTCCCGCCAAGGACCGCTATCCCGGCATCGTCGAAATATGGGCCCGCTGATATGACTGCAGGAATCAAGATCATCAATGACTGGGGCACCGTACTGATCGACGATGCCTTCCCGACACTCGCCATGCTGGCTCAAGGCACTACCACGCTGGATGGCGAAGGAAGCAGGTACATCGGCAACCATGCCGGCATGGTTGCCGTGCGTTCGACCTCGGTGGTTGGAAGCCAGTACTACAATCAGATCGACGGCTATTCGGCTGGGCTGTATCTGTTTGGTCCGCCCGGCGCAGTGGTGCAGTGGTATGTGTACGCGCCACCGCAGGAGCCACCAAGCAATTTTGGACTGATCATCCGTGACGGTGCCGGCCGCCTGATGTTCGACGCAGGCCGGAAAGCCGCGCGGGTGGCTGGCCTTCGTTCTGCGTCGACACGGCCTGGCTGGCAGGGGAGCGCCCAGTTTGATCCTGGACGTGCCTGGGCAGTGATGCCCCTGGTTCACGCGTACGATTCGGCGAACACGTTCCAGCGATGGGGCGATCCGCAGGAATACCTGCAACACGAGGACGTAAGTGTTTCCGGAGGGGCGGTCAACGGTGGAACCATCACGTTCGGGATGACGCAGACGGCGCGGCGTACCTACGGCCCCTACTACGGACTACCTCTACCCACCCGGTTCACCTATACCGGGAACAATGCAGCCCTCGCGGTGCTTGATGTAACCGGCTACTAGTGTCGGCCATGCTGGCCGAGATCGGCCTGCTCGAGTTGATCGAACAGGTGGGCGGGGGCGGCGGCGGGCACTGACGCTTCCGCGTTCGCGTCTGAGACGACGCGCACGCATTCTGAAGCCGGTCAGGCACCTGAAACCGTCGCTGTCGTAGCATTGCCCGCGTGATGGGGCCGATGGACGGCCCCGCGTTGACGGGCCACGTGCCTGGATGCCAAGGAGATGCAAGCAATGCAGGGAACAAACCACCTTCCAGCGGCCCCCCGCGAAACGTTCGGCAGGGCCGGGGCCACCGCGCTTGCGCTGGCCCTGGGCCTCAGCCTGGCAGCATGCCAGGCCAAGAGCCCGGAGGCGGATACGGCAGTTGCCCCCGCCGCCGCCGCGCCCGCCACCGCATCGCCGCCCGCCACTGCAGAGCCTGCACGCGCCGCACCTGCCACGACAGCGGCCGATGCCGATGATCAGGACATGCCGCCGCAGCGCCCGGATGATTCCTACAACAAAGCCACGCTGCGGCCGCAGTACGCCACGTGCGTGAACTCCAGCGGCGGCGAGACCCCCGCACTGCAGGCGTGTGGCGATGAGGAGCTTGCCTGGCAGGAGCAGCGACTCGAGCAGGCCTTCATGAAGATCGTCGACGGTCCCGATGGCAAGGACAAGGATAGGCTGATGGACGAGCAGGCCGCCTACATGTCCGATACCAATCGCTACTGCAGCTGGAACCCTGCCGAAGACGGGCAGGGGCAGATGCTGGACGCGCAGTCCTGCCGGATCAATCGCACCGCCAACCGTGCCGACGTGCTGCAGGCACTGACCTCGAAGTAATTCCCCCGCAAAGGAGTGCAGGAAAATGGATGTTGTGACCCAGGCAAAGCAGGCAATGGACAACTGGCATCGCGGCCAGACGTCGGCGCATTTCGAAACCGGAGGTCGCGGCCCCGGCCACGTTTCCACCGGCAGGGGCGACCATGGCGGCGTGTCGTATGGCAGTTACCAGTACGCCACCAACGTTGGCGGCGTGGATGAGTACGTCGCCGCCTCGCGCTATGGCAACCGCTTCAACGGCCTGCAGGCAGGAACCCCGGCCTTCACCGAACGCTGGAAGGAAGTGGCGGCCGCCGATCCGGCAGGGTTTGCCAGGGACCAGCACGACTTCATCCAGCACAAGTACTACGACGTGCAGATGGGCCGCCTGAAGGATGTGGGCATCGATCTCTCCGGCCGTGGTGCGGCCGTGCAGGATGCGCTGTGGAGCACCTCGGTGCAGTACCGCGGCATGACCCGGTCGGTGTTCCAGAAGGGCCTGCAGCAGGCCTATGGCGAAGACTTCAAGCTGACTGAGCTGAGTGACGAGCAGATCGTCCGCGCGGTGCAGGACTACAAGCACGCCAATGTGCAGGTGCACTTCCAGAGCTCGCCCACCCTGTGGGATTCGCTGCGTGATCGTGCGCTCACCGAGAAGACCGCACTGGTCGGGCTGGCGCGCTACGACCAGGTCAACCACAACCCCGAGGCTTACCGGGGCAAGGATTACCAGCAGGTGTTCGGTGAACCTGAGCCCGGCCAGCGCGGCCAGCGTGCGGCGGCATCGGCGATGGCCGACGGCGTGCTGGCACCCGGCGAGCGTGGTACCGAGGTCCAGACCCTGCAGGCCAAGCTGATCCAGGCCGGCCATAGCGGTCGCAACGGGCAACCGCTGACAGCCGATAGCCACTACGGTGCCAATACCGAGCATGCAGTGCGCGAGTTCCAGCAGGCGCATGGGCTGACCGTCGATGGCAAGGCCGGCCGGCAGACCCTGCAGGCCCTGGATACGGCGGTACGCGAGCACACGCCGGCGCAGCCTGTGGCACCGGCCACGCCTGCACCGGTCACTCCTGCTGCGGCACCCGCACCCGCGACTGCGCGGGAAGCCGATGCCGCCGCCGCGCCCGGTGGCCAGCGCATCGTCGTGGTCGAA